GCTTTTCACTCCTGCAACACCTTGGAATGAAGCTGGAGCAAAGCCTGTTGATGACATTAAGCGTATGCTAGAGCGTCAACTGGCCGCTGATGGTGGTGAAGCTAAGCTTGCTATCATGTCGGGTTCGGTTTGGGCGGCTCTATGGAATAATTCAGAATTCAAGGATGAATTCATCAAGCCCTATGCTGGAATCTCTGTACCAGTTACACCAAGCTTTGGCGTAAGTGAGACTGCTACATTGAAAGGCACTTTTGATGGAATTGAATTCTGGGTTTACGATGCAACCTACCGTCATAAGGGTAAGGTGAACCGTTTCATTGAGAAAGACTATTTCAGTCTGATCTCGGATACCAATGGCTCGGTGGCTCACTGTAAGATTAAAAATATGCTGGCCAATGGTGTGGCTCAGCAGTACTTTGACCGTCAATGGTACTGTGAAGATCCAAGCGGCATTATGCTGATGACCGAATCTGCTCCACTGGTCATTCCATCGAATAAGAACGGCGTAGTTGGTGGGACCGGCTTCATTACTCTATAAGGAGGCTTAAATGCCGAAGTACACAGCAAAACAATCCATCGGGCATTTTATGCCAGGTGATGAAATCAAAGGGCTTGAAGCAAAACGTATTCAGGCCCTTTTAGCATCTGGGGCTATTGAAGAATATCAGGAGCCGGAAGAGCCTAAAGCAGATAGTGCCGCTGCACGTTTGGCTGAGCTTGAAAAGGCCAATGCAGAGCTGACAGCGGCAAATACTACTTTAACTGAAGCCAATCAGACAGCTGCTGCTGATAAAGCCAAGGCTGAGCAGGAAATTGCTGAACTTAAGGCAAAGGTGGCTGAGCTTGAAAAGGCCAAGCCAGCGTCTAAGTCTAAGGCTAGTGACAAGCCAGCTGAACAGGGTGCTGATACAGCCAAGTAAGGTGATCTATGTACGCAACAGAAGCAGACATGGTGAAGCGGTTTGCTAATGACATTGAAGAACTAAAGCTGATGCATGCAGATGCAGCAGTTTCTATCAATGAAGCACTTCAGGATGCGGCAGAAGAGATTAACGGTTATATCGGTGGCCGTTATCCTCTGCCTCTTCCCAATGTGCCCAGTAATCTGAACCGCATGGCCTGTGATATTGCCCGTTACCGGCTTTATTACCAGCAACCCACTGAAGAAGTACGTAACCGTTATAAAGATGCGATTAAATTTCTTGAACGGGTACAAGACGAGAAAGCACATCTACAGATCCAGGCCGCAACCAATGAAATTGTAGATGATCAGCCTAAGGGCCGGCCTACCACAATGCCCATTGGAACCAGTTATGTAGGGGGCGTGTTTGGTGATGAAACGCTAGACAAGATGCCTTCATTTAAATAAGGAGGAGGTATGGCTGGTGTTGTAATAAAGATCGATGCTGATGGTGAGTCAGCAGTAATGCAAGCACTCCATCGTCTTTCAGGTTTTGAAGAAACACAACAGAGACTGTTCGATACGATTGGCCAAACAATAGTAAGCAATATCCGTAATAGATGGACGCAGGGCGAAGGACTTGAAGGGAAATGGCGTTTGTCTGGCCGAGTTAAACGTGAAGGCGGTACCACTTTGCGTAAGACTTCACGGCTGATGGATTCCATTACTCATAATGTGCTGCAGAGTGGAGTAGAAATTGGTACTGACGTGGTTTATGGCGCAATTCATCACTTCGGTGGTGAAATACGTCATGAAGCAAGAATGCGTCGTACCTATTTTCGTCAGGGACGTGATGGCACGGTAGGTAACAGATTTGTCCGTAAATCGCGTTCTAACTTCATGCAGGAATCTATGGGTAAGGCTTACATCATCAATATGCCAGCCCGTCCATTTTTGGGTTTGACCGAACAGGATGAGCAGGATGTATTAAATGATATCGTGGAGCATTTAACTGATGAGCGATAAAAACTTCTTTGCGGTGCGCGATGAAATTGCAGAGAAACTCACTGGGATTTCAGGTCTTAAAAAGATTTATACCCCAGCTAACTCTGCAACTGTTACAGAGCTATCACAGGTTACACCAAATGCTCAGGTCTATTACCGCCGTATCCGAAAGCTGGATGATGTTGCAAAGTCATCAATGAACATGCTGGCCCAGCAATGGGAAGTTACGGTGGTTGAGCGTCATGCTTCGGCACAGCTTAATGATGGCTCTGCAGTTCTGGATCGTGCTGGTGCACTGACTCAACAAGTCCTGAAATTATTATCAGGTTGGCAGCCTGCTTCAAGTGCACGACCTTTAAACCTGATTGCAGTTGAAGAGGACTACTCTCCAACATGCGTCTATATCACTTTGGTGTTTGAATCCAAAATGTTTATCTAGGAGCCAGTCATGGCAGTAAAACAATATACGGCACTACAACCTGTAGGCCGGTTTAAAAAGGGTGAGTTCGTCGGTGGACTGGATGATGCTCAAATCAAAAAATTAGTCGCAGACGGTGTAATTCAGGAAGTCCCTGAACCAAAGCCAGCTGCTTCAGCCAAGAAAACCACAGGGGATGAAAAGTAATGGCTAAGGAATATATTTCTCTACAGGGTAAGTTCTACTTATCCAAGCTGTCGAGTGGCATTGCCGGTGCCATGCGTCATATTGGTAATGTGCCCGATTTTGAGCTAGAGATCGATGCTGATGTGATCGAGCATCAAGAATCAACATCAGGTAAACGTACAACTGACTTCACTATGGTGAATACCACAGCGGTAAGTTTCAATGGAACACTGGAAGAAGTAAATAAAGAGAATCTGGAATATATCGTTTCAGGTACTAACACTGAAGTCGCTACAAATACGGTGACTGATGATTCCCTTGGAACGGTGGTTGCGGGTGAAGAAATACAGCTGGAAGGTTATAACCTGAAAGAAGTTTCATTTAAGGACTCGACTAGTGGTGCTGCCAAGACAGTTGATCCATCAAAATATAAAGTGGATGAAGTATTTGGTACTGTGATTTTCCATGATGTGGCTGATCTGACCATGCCGATTCTGGCCAGCTATAAAACAGGTGCGGTAACTCATACTTCACTTGCAGATGATTTTGATGAAGAGTACGAACTATTCTTTAAGGGTATCAATACGACAAATGGCAAACACATGGCCGTTCGTTTATGGCGAACCAAGAAGTCACCGGAAACCACTTTCCCTCTGATTCATGAAGAGCTGGGTGAGTATGAAATTTCGGGTCAGGCTTTATCTGATACAGAACGTGGCATAGATCCAAAATTGGGTTTATATGGCCACATCGTGACAATTCCAGCAGTCTAACCAACTCAATACAGGCACAGGGGCGCATAAGCGTCTTTTTTTGTGCCTGTGTTTTTTATAGTGTTATATTGAATACTGTGAATAAAATGAGAAGCTCAGGTCATGTCCCATTCCAATTCCGAAAAAGCGAAAAAATTGAAAGCTGAGGCAGATGCAGATTTAAAGAAGTTTAACTCGAGTAAAGATCGCAGAGACTTGAGTGTGCATGAATACAAGACAATCAAAGCAGAACTAGAGCAACAAATTGCCCAGTTTATTTCTGATAGGAATAAGAGATTCAGAAAAAAAACAGGTGTAAATATCACCTCTATTCATGTAGATTTTCTGGTTCATACAAATGATCTGGAAACTAAGTGCACATTGGTTTCTAAAATCGAAATAGATACAGATTTATAGAGTTCTTTATTATTCAATATTTACAGACCGCCAATTGGCGGTTTTTTAATACCTGAGATTCCATCATGAATGATTTTTTTCTAGCAGCTAATCGCTCTATCACAGTGAATGATGTTGAAGTTCACCAGATCCAGATGAAAGATTTTGACCAATGGGCGGTACATGCTGAAAAGGTGAAAATCTTTCTAAAGGGAAAAAATTATTCAGATGAAATTTTAACTCAACTTTTTAAGACTCATTCAATTGAAGTGCTGGGTATATGCAGTCTGGCCACTAAGCTTCCAGCAGCTAGCCTGATTGATTTGGCCAATGCTTCGGAACAGCAATTTAAAGAAGTTTTATCAGCAGTACTGCAGGTCAACGGTGCTTATTTTAAAGAAGACCAGCCTAAACGCCGTAATAAAAAGCAGGTAGCAAAAGACAATGATTCAACCTGGTTTGACTCATTCCAGTTGCTGATCAGTGCTGGTCATAATCATACCGAAATCATGAATATGACTTATGGTGCTTACAGTGAATACCTAAAATCAGCCCAAAAGGATTACCGCAATAAGCTTGCAGCACTGACCAGTGTAGTGAGATCTGCTCAGCATGCGTCCGCAAAAGAGCTAAAGAAGTTTCTTGATGAGCTAAAAGAAGAAATAGTGTGAATTATGTAACATTTTCACATAATTAAATTTACCATTTCCGATTAGAATGGTCGGTATTATAAAAGTGCACTTGAGCTTAATCATGAAAAGAGTATTAACAGCGGAAAGTAGAGCAGCATATAAGAAATGGTTTAACTCATTCAGCAGTGACGAGCAAAGAGAGTTAGTGAATATGGGGGTGGCATGTGGTGCCGACTCAAAGTTTTTTAAGCATGAGATACTAGACCTCCTGAGTCATCTTGATAATGAGAAGCTTAAAAGTAATAGAATTTTATTCAAGAAATTTGCTGAAAGATATATTGCTTTAGTCCCTGATCATATTCGACCTCATGTGAACTGGACACTACTGGAAAACAGTCGTGATTATCGCGCTTGGTTTGCAAATAGACAGATGTTTGTTTTTAACTGTCTGGTCGTTAAAGATATTTATGAGCATAGCAAGGATAAGAACTCGAGCTACTTATTATGGGCACCCATTATTGATGACCATACTCCGGAAACTTGTAAAGGTTTCAGTAGCAAAGTATTTAATATTCTTGATAAGGAGTTTCAAGAACATGCTGTTGAGCATTGGAGCAGACCACAAGAAGGTTGTAGATGCAGTTTGATTTCGATTACTCATGCACAGGCAGAGAAATACCTGATGGACATGAACAGAACATGAGTGCATAGAATAAAGAGATATAAGTGAACAAGGATGTTCTTTCACTGGAGTAAGTTTGTACATAAAGAGCAAATACCTCAAAAAGTTTTTTAATTTCTTCACTTAACCCACCATTCGGTGGGTTTTTTATTGCGAGTAAGAACATGACCGGTAAAGAATTAACCTTTAAACTTGTGATGGAAGCTGATACTAAAAACTATGTATCAAATATTAAGGATTCAGAGAGTGTTACCAAGGCCCTTTACGCCGCAATAAAACAGGAATCTGAAAAACTGAAGGCTGCATCTGAACAAGCTGCTCAGGAAGTTGGAAAAATAGTTCCTGATGATTTGCAGAAGAAAGCTGATCAAGCCAAAGGAAAGTTGAGTGAAGTCTCTCAGGCTGCTGGTGAGTTAGGCAATCAGGCAAGTCGGGCAGCAGCTAGAGTAGACGGTCTTGAAAATGATTTGAGCGCCGTAGCGAATGAAGCCAAACAAGCCGGAACCATTTTAAACACAGCTATTCCTGAAGAGATCATTCCTTCTGAATCTACACAAAAAGTTTCTCAGCTAGTTACAGGATTGCATAGTGCTACCCAGGCTTTAGGGGAAATGGGTAGTGACGCAAACATAAGTGCAGATAACCTTAAGCAACTTGGCGATTATGGCCAACAGGCACTTGCCGGCTTACAAAATGATTTGCAGCAAGCAAAGCTACATTTGAACTATTTAGCTGCAACGAATGCTACACCTGAGGATATTGAGCGAGCCAAGGCAGAAGTCAAGAACCTTGAAACAGGTGTAAAGCAGGTCAAAACAGCATTTGATGGATTTCAGGGTGTAGCTAATGGTGCATTGAGTTCTGTTGCTACTCAGGCAGAGGTAACAGAAGAAGCAATCATAGATGTTGTGCCATCTGAACTCATTCAGAAGGCTCAAAGTTTAAGTGAAAAGTTCTTTTCTGCTGCCAAAGAAATTGAAGCTCTTGGTGACAAATCGGTTATCAGTGCGGGTGAACTACGTTCAATGGCCAGTATTGGTGAGCAGGGACTAGATGAGCTTAACTCGGCCCTAAAAGCTGCTCAGGCTGAATTAGTCCGACTACAAAATACTGACGGCACTTTAAAAGATATCGAGATTGCAAAAGATCGTGTTCTAAGTATTGAAGATGCTATTAAAGAAACGTCCAGTGCATTTAATTACTATCAGGACGTTGCTGTAAATGCCATGCGTGGCGTGGACAATGCCACCCAATTGACCATTAACCAGTTACAGCAGTTCAGTGCAGTAGATCTATCAGGTGTAATAGGTGAAGCGCAGACTGTAACTCGTGCTATCGAGTCAATGGGAAGCGGTGCAACAGTATCTACGCGTGAAGTTCAGCGTATTGGTGAATTAGGCTCTAACGCGATTAATGCCTTAGAAAGAGAACTGAACGAGGCTAAATTAGCGTGGCAGGCCCTATCAAATGCCAGCCATGATATTTCCCTGGAAGAACTGAATCAGGCTAAACAAAAAGTTGAACGCTTGGAGCAGGCTCTGGACCTGACTGAAAACTCAATGAATGAGTTTAAGAGTGCGACCCAGCAAGCAGTACCGGTGGTGGATCATCTGGATCAGTCTCTGAAAAAGACAAACCATGAGCTTAAGGATACAGAAACTTTCGGGCAACAGGCGGCAAGTGAGGTTGAAGGCCTAAGAAATAGCTTCAATGCTTTAACCGGTGTTTTGGCTGCAGTGGGTATTGGTACAAGTGCAATGGAAATTGCACAGGTATCTGATCAGTATAAAACGCTATCTGGCCGTATTCAGATTGCGATTGGTGATAATGCCAACTTAAAACAGGCAATGGATGATGTTGCAAATGTAGCCATAAAAACCAATTCTAATCTTGTGGCTACCGGTGATCTGTTTGCACGGCTGACTAAAATTGGTCAGGAGATGAAGTGGCCGCAAGAGCAGGCTTTAGCACTGACTGAAACTATTAACCGCGCCATTCAGGTGGGTGGTGGTAGTGCAGAAGCGAATGAAGCTGCAATTACCCAGCTTAATCAGGCGTTAGGTTCAGGTGTACTACGAGGTGATGAGTTTAACTCCATGGTTGAACAGTCACCCCGACTGACACAGGCCATGGCCGATGGATTGGGTGTGACTACTGGCCAATTACGTGAGATGGCTAATCAGGGACAGTTGACCACCGCCGTAGTGACCAAAGCCATTTTAAGCCAGAGTGAAGTAATCACTGCCGAGTTTAATAAATTCCCAGCTACGATTGGCGCTTCTATTGAGAACCTGAAAACAGCCTGGACAATTTATATCGGTGAAGCAGATGCAGCGAGTGGAGCAAGTGCCAAAGTAGCTGAGGCCTTAAAATTTGTTTCTCAAAACCTTGATGCACTTATTACAACCCTTACTGCTGCAGCTCAGGCATTCATCGCTTATAAAGCTATTGGAATGGCAGGGGTGTTGCTGGAAAAAGCTAATGCGGCAAAGGCTGCTCAAGTTGAAATTGCTGCAGAAACCTTAGCACTATCTGCCAACACGGGAGCAAATACGGCCAATGAACGTGCCACCCGCCTTACAGCATTAGCTAAAACCGAACTGGCTGCTGCAACTGCCGCAAGTGCAACTGCAAATACAGGTGCAGTAGGGGTATTTGGCAAGGTTACTGGCGCAGCAAATGGGCTTAAGGCAGGATTGGTTTCTGTTATATCCAGGTTTGGAGCATATGGTGCTGCAGCAGCCGGCGTTATAGTCATTGGTGACCTGCTTATCAATAATTTTCAGAAACTTGATGATTGGCTACTCCGACAGGGCTCAAATTTCTTCGATTGGGCTATAGCGAGAGTAACAGGTACAAAATCGCTGGCCGAACAGGAACGCGATCTGGCAGCAGCTGAGGAGGAATCACGAAAGAAACAGGAAGCAAGTGCTGCGGCCAAGGAAAAACATGCTGCAGCTGCCGAGAAGAGTAGAGATAAAACCTATCAGCTGACCGAACAATCCAAAAAGCTTATTACAGAGTTTGATGGATTAATTGCAAAGGGTGAACCTGCTAAAGAAGCCTTGGAGAAAGTCTCTCAGGCTATGAAGTTTGATTCGACCAAAGGTATTAATGACGCAATCACTGCTTTAATTCTGCTGCAAAACCAAGGGAAAATTACGGGCGAAGAATTGCAAGGGAGTTTAGGCAAGGCTCTAGACGGTAAGGACCTGGTTGTTTTTGAAGCGAATGCCAGAGCTGCTTTTGCAGGAACGTCAAAGGAAGCTGAAAAGAATGCTCAGATAACTGAAGCTGTAATGAAGGCGGCATTAGATCGTACCGGTCTAAGTACAGAACAGCTTCAAGGTCGTTTCTCAGCTGCATTTCAATCCGCCAGTAATGATGTTCAGATTATTCTCGGTAATCTTGATCAGTACAAGCAAAAAGGTATTGATACTGGATTAGCTCTAGCATCCAACCTTAATAAAGCAATTGATACCGCCCAGACTCGTGCCGAACTGGACTATGCCAAGAGCTCTCTAATTGCGCTTGAAAAACAGGGGTTGATTACTGGTGAGCAGGCAGCATTCGGCCTAAGCCTGATTGAAAAAAAAGCCGCTCAATTGCCAGCTGCCTTAAACCCTGTAGAGGCCGCATTCGGTTCTCTAGGGATCAAAACCAAAGAGCAATTAAATGATGTGGCGCTTAGTGCTCAACGGAACTTTGATGTTGTAAGTAAAAGCGGGCAGGCAACTGCTGAAGCTATTAAGCAGGCTTATATTCAGATGTTAAATGCCGCACTGGCAACAGGAGATAAGGCCCAGATTGCAGCTGTTCAGGCAAAAGCAGCAAGTCATGGGTTACAGGTGCAGATTGATGATACTGGTAAAGCAGTGGTTCAGACGGCTTCGGAATGGGTCAAGGCGAATATCCAGATTGAAAATTCTGCACGAGGTATTAAGGATGGCTACCGTGAAGCTGGACGGGTGGCAAGAGAGGAGGCCAAATCCTCTACTGAAGCCTGGTCAGAAGCGCTTACTGCCATGCAGGGCAAGCTTAAAGCCTCTAAAACTGGAGTCATGGCTAAAAACGGTTATTCAGTTGATGAGATTGAGCAGCAGCTGACTGAAATGGGATATAGCGGTAATGCCCGGCAAAAGGCTAAA